GAGGTGCGACTGCTCTATGGCAACCGCCGCACGAAGATGAAGCTTGACCTGCGCTACTCGAATGTCAGTGACGCAAACGCTGAGCTGTTCTTCGACCACTTCGAGTCAGTGAAGGGCACCTTCGAGACGTTTGAACTGTCGTCAGGTAGCAAGGCTGTCGCTGGGTGGGCAGGCACCGAGTCGGTATTGACTGGAGCGGGCAGCGGTAACCGCTGGCGCTACGAGGGAGCGCCTGTAATTGAGAACGTGCGGCCTGGCGTCTCTAACGTGTCTGTATCGCTAGTTGGGGTGTTCTGATGCCGTTTTATTCAGGGACTGACGGCAGGCTTCTGATTGACGGCAAGGAAGCAGCTCGCGTCCGTAGTTGGAGCTATAGCGCGTCCCAGTCGACGCTTGATACCACCAGCTTGGCTGATACTGACCGCACGGTGACTGAGGGCATCCGCAGTCATAGCGGCAGTTGTGCGCTTTGGTATTACGCCGACATGGCGGGGAATGATTCCAGCATGTTGCTGCAGAAGCTGATCAAGGCGCGGAGCACTGGCAATCAACCAGGCATTGCACCAGAGAGTCAGCGCGTGACACTACGGCTCAAGATTCAAGATCAGAGCTTGGAAGGCAAGTACATCGAAGGCGAGGCGATCATCACGTCTGCTGCGATGGCGATGTCAGTGGGTGAGGTGTTGTCAGCTGAGGTTGCGTTTGAGTTCAACGGTGCCCCAACAGCGGTGAACATCTGATGGCGATTTACCTGGGCGATAGCGGCTACGTCGAACTGCGACGCGAAGGTCTCAACACAAGACTGTCATCGACGTTGGACCCTGACGACGTCAACGTCACACGCAAGCGGTTCAGCTTTGACTTCGAGCCTGAGGCGATCATCACAGGTGATCAGCTTGAGATCTATACCGAAGACAAGAGCACCCTTGAGCTAGTCGACGGTCACAACCACCCTGACGGGCGCTGGTTCTGTCATGTCGATCAGGCTGGCGGTGTTCGCCTGTATAACGACTTCGCTAGCGCACTGAATGGTGAAGAGGCTGACGCGCTACCTCTTGTCGTGCCATCGCGCATCATCCCGATCTTTGCCATTACCCGCAACCGCTTGTATCGCTGCATCGCGCAGGTCACTGATTATTCAATGACCACCTCACGCGAGACGGTTGACCTGACAAGCCTTGGCGAAGAGTTCCGCACTAGCTTCTCCAGTGGCCTGATCAGCGGTCAAGGGCAACTCAACTGTCTTTGGGACTATGAGGCGTCGATCTGCGCTGATAGCGCAGGCGGCACTGATGCAGAGCGTCCTCAGTATCTGTCGCAGCTTGTGATGCGCACCCAGCAGGGTGCAAGCTTTGAAGGTCGCTTCTTCCTGAAGGGTGCAGGCCGTGCAGCCATTAGCGGCGGCAACCCTCACGGCACAGATGACGCGATCTGGTGGGAGGCGCGTTGCATCGTTACCAATGTGGCGATGGCGTTTTCATCGTCTGAACCTGTTCGTTCGACAATCGACTTCGTTACCAGTGGGCCAATTCACCTGAAGACTGGCGCAATTCCTGGTTATCTGCTGCAAGAGAACAGCGACGCCATCCTGCAAGAGAGCGGCGAGGCTCTGGAGCTGGAAGATTCCTAAACCTAGACTGGGGCAGCTGGATTGGGTTTTTAGGTGGCAGATCTCAAGATCTCTGAGCTGCCAGCACTAGCGGGGACGCTGTTATCAGCGACAGACCCGTTGGCGCTTGCGGATCTCAGTGCAAGCGAAACAAAGAAGATCACCGCTAAGGACCTGATCCAAGCAGGCGTTGCGCTGATTGATGACGCAAGCATCCCTGGCAGCAAGGTCTCTCTGAGTATTGCTGCAGGCTCAGTTGGCACGACAGAACTAGCGGATGGCGCTGTCACTGCTGCCAAGCTGGCGGACCAGAGCAGTGCAGTCGTCCAAGCGGGACTGCCTGCTGCTGGTGCTTATGTCGGCCAGATGGCCGTCAACACGACGGATAACAAGGCTTATATCTGGAACGGCAGCGCCTGGGATCCGTTCAAGGGTGCAGGCTCGATCAATACCCTCAGCTACAACAACACCGTCGGCCCGATCGCTATCGCGGGCACGGTTACTGGCGACAACGTCGAGCTAGGTGTTCTGCCGAAGGACACGACGGCCGCGGCTCAGTTCCTGGCTGGTCCGACAGGTGCAGGCGGTACAGCTGACTATCGAACGATTCTTGGCACAGACCTCCCCACTGCGACGACAACGACCAAGGGTGCTGTCGTTGTTGATGGCTTTGGTCTGAAGGTCGACGGCGATCGGATCCAGATCGACAACGCTGTCACTGCTTCCGTCACCTATGGGGTGGTCACCTACGACGCAAACGGCCTTGTTACAGGTGGTCGGGCGATCACAGGTGGTGACCTGCCGCTAGCGGCAACTGCGTCCCCAGGCGTGATTGCCCTTGGCACGCAGTTCGCAATTAGCGCAGGTGGTGCACTGCTCCACGCCAACACAGTTGCGGCTGGTTCTGCGGCGAAGGTTGCTTATGACACCAGCGGTCATATCACCCAGGCACTGAGCCTGGATGCGGCAGACATCCCCAATCTGGATGCAGTCAAGATCACGTCAGGCACGTTCAGTGTTGATCGGATCGCCAATCACAGCATCGTCGCTGACAAGCTGGCGGACTATGCAACCTCCTACATCCAGGACACGCAGCCAGCTGGGGCGGGTCACTACAACGGCCAGCTGTGGTTGAACCCACTGGCGCAGCAGATCAGGATGTGGGACGGCAACGTCTGGGTCCCGATCGGTGTTGGTGCCCTGTCGGAGCAGAACCTGCGCTTCTGCGGTCTGTTTGACGCCACCGATGGCAAGATCAAGATCCTGACCAAGTTCGGTACAGACGCTGGCTTCAACGTTGGGGATGTGATCCCAGTAGCGACTGAGCAGCTGACGGGTGCTTATTTCGTCTGTGAAACTGCAGGCAACGGCACGGCGGTCACACCTGGCGTCACCTACGACCCAGGCGACTGGGTTGTCTGCTTAGGTGTTGCCCAAGGCTGGGAGCGCGTTGACACGCTGAACAGCGGCGGCGGTGGTGGCGGAAGCCTCGACGGCCTGGCTGACGTCACGATTACAACGCCTGGCGCTGGTCAGGTTCTGACTTACAACGGCACCATCTGGGTCAACCAGACACCTGTTTCAGCTAGTGAGACGGTCAAGGGCATCATCCAGCTGGCAACAGATGCCGAGGTCAAGACTGGCACCGATGCCCTGAAGACGATTACGCCTAAGACCTTGGCTGACAACTACTTAGCCAAGAACATTGCCAACCTGCCCGCCCTTCCCTAATGGCAGACCTTCAACCCACTGATGTACTGCTAGTCAATCGGGCTGGCGTCGACTACTCCGTTCCTCAATCTGATGTCATGGCTGACGTTCTCGACACCGACCTGCTGCTAGTCAACCGAGCTGGTGTTGATTACCAGGCGACCTACGCGGACGTGAAGAAGGGGTTCGGGCCGCAGCACATCAACCCAGCGCCTGGGGATTGGGCGTTCAACCCTGCAATAGTTAGCGGCACTGGCACGCAGGCTGATCCTTACGTCATCACGCCTGAGACCGTTGCAGCACCTGGGGGGACGGTGCAGTCCGCTCAGACGCTGACGCTGACGGGCTTGAACAACAACGATCTGGTCGAGTGGATCGACAACAGTGTTGGCGCTGGCAACCGCTTCCATCAAGACCTGGGCCTGGTGCCACCGAGCGGTCAGGTTGATCTGAAGCTGAACTATCTGGACACGCCTGATAGCACGGCGAACACGGTTTATACAGGCGACCTGCAGATCGGAACCACTTACTTCCGCTGGGTCGTTACTCAGAACGTGGCGGTCGCACCTGTCATTGACACGGTGGTGCTGGCTGATAGCCCAGAGGCTGATCGTTTTACCTCTGGCACGTTTGCCACGACCGTCACGATGACGGAAGACGGCATTCCTGCTTCGACTAAGGGTTTGAAGGCATGGGTTGAGGGTGCGCTGAAGAGTGCTGCGATGAGCAGTGCGATCACGAAGGTGACCACAGTCACCGATGAACTGCCTGCTCTTGAGTTCACGGCAGCTGACTTGGCGTATCTCAGCCGCACCCCTGCATCTGCTGGCAACCGCCGCACCTGGACTTGGGCGGGGTGGGTAAAAAGGAACGGCAGCGGTGGAGCTTTCGAGCACATCTTTGTAGGAGACTTAGGGAG